TTATAAAGGCGTGTAGTAAAATCCCTTATACACTTAATACTTGGCCGAGAGCAACCTAGATGGGTATGACAGATATGTTCAAAGATTTTTAGCCAGCTATTCGCATCAAGTCGCGCTTTTATGGGAGTAGTAATATTTATCTTGTTATTTTTGAAGCTATTATAAATCGGTTCATATAGTAATATATTTAGTAGTGAAGCTTGTGCTTGAATGGCCTCTGCAAATTCAATAAGTTTTGTGTCAATGCTTTCTCCAAATTGTGCTACAGTTTCTTTATGGAAGTGTTCGCGAAACTTGCCACGATTCGACCAGCTAGGTGTAGTATTCTTAAAATAAGGTATAGATAGTAATTCACTGGTTTTATAGATATCAGCCTTATCAACGGTTAGAAGAGGGCGCATAATACGAACACCAAATTGTACTTCCTCGGCTTCCATTTTCTTTAAGTTCTCTAGGTGATGACAGTGGGCGATATTAGTCCAGATATTTTCTACTATGTCGTCCTTAATATGTCCCATTAGAACATAAGGTTCCTGAGAAGCAGAAGGCCCACAGTGGGACTGCTTTGCTGCGTGATAAGTAGCAAACCGCAATTGACGTGTCATATCTTCGTAGAACTGCCGATCGACTTCGCCACGCTTCAACCACTTAATTCTATACACAAAGAGTGGCACATTAAGCTTGGCGCAGAATTCAGCCAAAAGACTATACTCGTGCTCTGACTCTTTTCTATTTCCATACACAATATGAACTGCACTTACATCAACTTTATTATACTTTAGAAGAGAGAGCATTACCATAGAATCAACGCCGCCACTGAGACTTACAATAACTTTCCTGTCAGGTTTGAGAAGTGGAAGGAGTTTATCGCCAGCGGCTGCGCTTAGATTCCAGTCCGAAGATGTATAGAGTTCAGGATAGTAATCACAGATGAGAGATGCGTCATATGGAAATATCTTGTGTTCAGTAATGAGGGTGTTACGAACAGTATCAAGAGTGAATGCTTTTTTATAGGTATCAATATAGAATTTTTGGAGCTCAGGAAAGTCAATTATTTTCTTATCAGCAGGAAGCCATAGATCATAAATGCATACAAAGACAAAGTTATAGTGTTTAATATGTTTAAAAGGCATTAGTGCGAAGATAATTTCAATCTCATCAAAGTCTTTGATTAGATCGAGATTATGTCTAATGATATCAGCAGCATATAGGCGCTGACGTTCAACTTCTAACTCGGTGATACGTCCTGAGCGGCAGAAATGGCGACTGAACTGGTCGAGATAGATGACCTGACCAATTATATTATCAGAGTCCCATTTGTAATCAAAGAACTTTTTAGTAATGAGTTCGTCAACTTCTTTCTGCTTAGAGGGAGGAGTAATCCAGAAGGGGCGATTTTCTTTCCAGAAATTGATGATGGTAGTTGTCATCTTGGATAAAGAGCTTGGATAGTAGAGTGCGTACATTTTATTAGGGCGCAATGGATTTCAATTTTTTCTACATAGTTTGACGTTTTGTATAGAGAATATACGTTAAACAATATACAGTAAATATTCCTAACGCGCTAGAATTTATTGGGGAAAGTCGCTTATAAATCTCCATAAATGCCGCTGAACCTAACATTAATCCAGCATCACCAAAAATTATTTTGCTACCATTTTCAACCGCATATTCCTTAAAAACATCCATTAATTGATTTTGACCTTTAGGGAATGGTCTAATAATAAAGAAGTAAAATAGAATATCGTGTATAGCCTGTACTGCAACAACTAAACCTAAGAATAGGATTAAAGAATAACTACTAAAAATAAATGGATATATATAATTAGCAATTAAGAATCCTATCATAATGACTGTAACATCCGATAAAACAGCAACTAATCCAAATTTATCATACCATTTATTTAAGGATTTTCCGCCAACATCAAGATATCTGTTTAAAAAAAGAACAGATGTATCAAGTGAAAGAACAGCAAAGAATAATTTAGCAACATCTGAAACGGAATTAATATACATTTCTAATAAACAGAATATAAAATTAGTCAGAATGAAATATTAATTTATATCTGTCATTTTCTGATAAATCTGTTCTCGCACTCAAAAACTTAAAGTATTTTTTAGAAAGTTTGTATTCTTGGGGTTTTTTATTTTTGAGAACTTCAAGTCGGACTTTCATAATCATTCCAACCTGCCAAATTCTTTTATGAGGATATTTTTTTGCTTTATATAATTTCTCTAACCTTGTAATTGTATCCTTCACATCATCTACAGTTTTATAGCGAATAGGAATAGTATCTTTTGGATTTTTATTAATATATACATCAAAGCTCTTTTTAGGGTCATCTGGATTAAATAAAAACTGCTGTTTTCTGGTTTTATTTAACCCTTTTCTTTTTTTATGAGTATATCTCATCCTACTAAAAAAATATATAATATTTATTTTAGTATTTAATTAGCAAAACACGCGGCAATTGCAGCTTGTAGTTCAGCATCTTCTCCAAGTTCTTCTGCCAAATTATCCTCTACAGATGGGGCTACATTAGGTCTCCTTCTTTTAAGAGTAGCTGGCTCTGTAGTTTTTTGAACATTCTCTACAGAAACAGGGACAGGGGTAGGAGGTACAAGAGTAGTAGGAGTAGGAGCAGTAGTAGGAATAATAATAGCATTTGGAGCTGGTTCAACTACTGGCATAGAAGCAATACTATCAGTATCATCATCCTCTTTTGTATCACGCTTCTTCTTAACTTCATCTGCAAAGTTCTTAGTCTTCATACTATAGTACTCGCCATCTAGATTAATATAAGGCACTGAATAGCAATAGGAGATACTAGCACTACGTAATGCGTCATTAATCATTGTAATAAGAGCACAAATTTCAACATTAAGTTCATCCATAAACTTTACAGCATCTTTAACGGGTAGGTCTGTGAAAGAGTTAATTTTACCATCTTCAGAACGATAGTTCTGTACACGGTTAATAAGTTCAACTGCTACCATTCGAAACGCCGCAAAGATTTCTTGTACTTCAGTATCACGCTTTCTCTTACGTTCATTCTTGCCGAGAAGTTGTCCCCAATGTTTCTCATCAAAATCACCAAGTAGGAATTTTACATTTATAGTATTTGTAGTAGTATTATCAATATGACTACGATATGTGCGTTGGGAGATATCTTGTAGTTCTTGGCAGATGCGATGAAATTCGAAGAATGGAGTTGCAGCCTTGTTGGGCATTAATTTAGGCATTCTACGTATTTCCCACGCATTAGGATAACCACCGCAAGGAATATCTGCTGGATTACGAGGTGCCGCGCCTCCATTGCGCTTCATCCATTCGTAGTAGTGAGGGTTATGAATAACTCCATTTGTTACTACTTTACCTGTAGTCCAATCCCAAGGAGTTTGGCAGGAGATGCACCACATTTGTGAACATCCGCTGGATTTTTGAATAAATTCGCCGCAGTTAGGGCAAGGTTTACAATCCTTCTTAATCATCTCAGCAGTCTCAACATCCTCCTTCTTACACTCGTGAGGATCATCGTGTTTCTTAGTCTTTGTTACAAAACACTTTGAACAAGAGTAGTATTCACAGATGCCGCATTTCCAGGCGGTACTTAGGAAACCTTGACAGTTTTCGCGTGTGCAACGGCGGATAAATTTCTTCTTTTCTTCTTCTGGTTTTGCGTGTGTGCCGCCATTAGTGGGAAGACCATATGCGGCAGGGTAGCGAATGATATTAATATCAGCACGTTTGTTTGTGATAGATTGGCGTATGGTGTCAGATTGAGCAAGTAATTTATCAAGCCTCTTACGAATATCACCTATATCTTGCTTAGCACCAAGTTTGGTATAGTATTCAGTATAAAGTTTGTTATAGTCGGTCATAATGATATCACGTCTAGTTTCAAGAGGTGTAATCTCAAGTTTAATAGCATTAATTTTAGTTTCATTTTCACGTTTTAGACGTTCATCGATGGCGATATCTTGTAGCCCAGGTAGATTGGCACGTTCGCGATTGATTAGAACTTCTTGGCGATGTTTAAAGTAAACGTGCTGAACATATGTCTTGGTACAAATATCGCGTAAAGTAGCATCATTATAGTTGACGCGGCAATGGAGACAATGTGCGTCTTGATGCTTTTCAAGAAGATATCGTTCAATACACTTTGAACAACTATCAGCTTTACAGTATTTACATACACACTTTTTACGAATAATAGGTGTATAGGTATTCATACAGATAGTACAGCATTCTGGTTCAGGCTTTTCTACAATGGGTTTCTTGGATCTGATAGTCTTGGATTTTGGCGTATCAGTTTGTAGCGAGGACATCGTGACTATAATTTTGAGATAGAGTTTTGATGCGTCAATTTTTGCCCATTTGATATCAGCTGTATTATCACTATAAAAGTATATTGATAATATAATAAGATAAGCATATCCGTAGGTTTATTCCTTTTTCCAGACTTCATAAAAGTATTCATAACAGGGGCTCCAAGAAGCCCAGGGAACACCTCTTTCTTTATAGATTATATTGAATCCCTTACTCGTAAGGATGGTATCGACGGTTTGTTTATGATTTATATCGTGATAATCATTCTCCATAATGACAGTATGAATATTATTAAGCATATTAGGGTCTTCTTTGAAAATGTAGTATAAAGATCCTTCACAGTCAGCAACTAGTACATCAAAGTCAATATCATACTTTTTACATAGTTCAGAATAAGTGATAGTTGGAATTTCAACGGCGCCAGATGGAATATCTTTTTCAAAATGTCGTGGAGCATCAACCCCGCCACCAGTCATATATAGTTTTACGTGTGAAAGACCAGCTGTTTCAATAATAGCGTTATTATACGTATTGAAATCAAGATTGGTACGTAGTTTTTGAGCAGTTTTAGGATCACATTCCATAATAACGTGATGTTTAGGGTTATTGACTATGGTTTGAATGATATGTGAAGTTCTACCAACTTGGCCACCAATTTCAAGAACCTTATCATTTTCATTGACATAACGCATAATCATTAATTG